GCTGATTTACCTCTTGCGAGTTTAAGTCGATACCAAACCGACGAAGTCGTCGACGAATCATAGAGCCAAGCGCCTTCTGAAACCAGAGATTTATCCCTGGCTCAATGGCGATGACCCTGTCCGTTTTCGAATTCTTCGGCACCGTGACAATGCTGTTCCCGACCACGTCCGTGAAAGCCCGTTCGCGATTAAGCGTAAGGTGCTCCCACCACCGTGGGTAGGCGACTGGAAACCAGTCTCCTACGAGGGCGTACAAGTCTTGCGTTATCCCAGTCTCTGACTGGAACTTATTGAAAGCCGAAACGTGCTGGCCCTTTATCAGGGTTGACACGCCCGGTCCCCAATTAGCTTCATCCACAAACTCATCGCCGCCGAAGTCGCCAAGAATCAACTCTATTTTCCGCGCGGTCGCATTTAGCAACCACACGTTGGCCCCTTTGTATAGGGGGTCAAGGAGAAGATTCGAAAAACGACGGTTAGTCCGCTTACACAAGTCTTCGTATTCGAAGAACTTGGCAAAAGCCGCCTTGTCCCGAGCCACGTCCAACTTTAAGAAGTTGGCCTTGGAAAGGAACTCGGTCGCTATGTAAGCGTCTCTAAAGGCCCAGGCACTGGAATAGTGCGCAGGACTGACTGATACGTCAACCAGCTGCTGGTGCTCCCCATGTTTATAGAGGAGCCACAGCATCAAGCTGCGAGGACAGTCTAGAGAAGCGAAGAAGTCGTGGATAGCATCGTCGGTAACCGACGGAGCAACGCGGTGTGTGTGAGCTAGCTTCACCAGCTCACGATTATGCGACTTTGTCGTCATAATCTGGTCCTTTCATCGACAGTTAAGCCTGCGTGTTACCAGGCAGGTTCGAAGTCCTGGACGGCGGCCAGCATTACGGCCGATGCGTCGAAGTTCTTCGCGTACGCCAGCAGATGCTGGCGTTCGAGCTTACTACTACGCTCTGGGAGCGAGTAGGTCGTGTCACACACGAGGTCGTAAGCCTTGGTCGGCGCCGGTTGAATACCGGTGCTGGTCGACGGGCTCGTGACTTCGAGGATCGGAAGGACCACACGACGGGTCACCTGAAACGCGCGACGAGTCTTGGTAGGCTCGCGCACGGCCAAGGTGATGACCGGATAGCCGATGGCGATGCCACCGACACGGTCGACCCATTTAGCGACGCCCGCGTCGTTCTTGCCGACAGGGGAGAAGGTGTGATTCACCGGGGTGGCTGCGCCATCACCGATGACAATATTGGCTTGTTGTGCCATGTTGAGTACTTCCTAAAAGTTAATAAAGTACACTGCTTCCATAATGGCCGTAGGAGAGTTACTTCCCACGGTGCTGGTACAATAGTGCCAGCGCTGACAGTGCATTTGAGACAGATACGGGGTTCTTAACATAGGGTAACGCAGGCGATGGAAAATTCGTGAGAATTTGCCTCGTACACGCTACATTCTGCCGACCCCACATCGTGTGCTCCTCGAGCCTCGATTCCACATGCTCACGTTGAACAGACTGATCTACCTTCTCAAAGGTAGTCACGCAGCCGAACTCAAACACCAACCCTAAGGTGGCATCGAGCGAAGCAAGCGCGTTCCCAATCGGGATAAACCAGTCGACAACGAAGCTAAATGGGACTAGTTCCCAGGCGATCAGAAGAGGGTTTGTTAGACCCACCTGAGCCGCTTGGGGAGCTAGGCTGCCGTCTACCCTGAAATGTACGGTATATTTGTACGTAAGGGATCCGGTATAGGTGTAGATCTCATTATAACCTCGGGGAGCTTGCTTCACACTCCTCGAGACCTCCAGCGTCTGAGATTTCTGGACGCGAGAGCGGATCGACGGAACTGATTGCTTTGCAGCAAATTCAGCGGTTCCGTAGACCTCGTTAATGAGAGGACGCCACCCATATTGTAACTCAAGCCAGCCGCTAGAAACAGCATCGGCCTGGTTCCTTGCATAGTTGCGTTGAAAACGCCTTCTGCCTCTTTTGGAGGCCGTCACTCCTAAATCCCGAGCAGCCTGCGCAATGTTTCCTCTGCGCAAGTTGCCATAGGCTTTATAGATTGACGTTGCAGCTTCAGCGACCATATCAGCGGTTTTCTGCCATTCGGCAGCCGTGACGGCCGAATTGGCCTTTTGGTCCTTGATAGCAAGTCGGACTCGCGTCCGAAGCTCGCCATCAAGTTTCTCTCGCTGCTCAGAAGTGAAGATGCCCAGAGACGGCAGATCCCGACCATCACCGAACATTGGGAACAACCCAACGCTGGTGGAGACGGTTCCGTCGTACTCAGACTTCCTCCAGCCCGTAGGGTGAAGTGTCGTGATCTTTTGGTAGCTAAATGCATTCATTCCTGGATGCATACCGCTAGCCAAACGAGCATGATACCCACTCCTAGAAGGATAGCCACTACGGACGACATCAACAGTCATCCTCGGAAGGCGGTATGGGGCCTCGACAGTAGTCGTACCCGTACTCCGCCGAAACGACGATGTCAGTTGATAGCCGAAAGTAGTGTCAATCGTATTCTGATTAGGCATAAGGAAAACTCTTCAAACTATGGGACAAAATGCAAGGATCATAGGTTCAGCAAGCCTATGACGTCCCGATGGTAGTGGATTAATCCCTACCACCGCCAACGAGGTGAGACACCCTCGAAGGCAGGCCGTAAGGCCCAAAGAGACCCCTTCACCGCGGAGCCCGTGGAGGAGGATTGTACAACAGCTCGTAGAGAATCCGGCACAAGGCCTGAAGCTCGACGTCGGACTTACTGTCTAGAGTCACGCGAGTAGGGTCGAAACCCTTTCGTTGGCTCAGAAGACCGAGAAGTTCGTATGCATGCGCCAGGATTTCATCCCTGGACGTTGCGGTAGCTGTCATCAATCACCCCCATAGGTTCTAG